TTTTTTATAGTCAATTTTATTTAATTGATTTAATATATTTTCTGGTAAAGCATCTGCTAATGTAGTTCCCCTTTCATCTTCTGGAGCTATCATACTAGCTGTTCTTTCTTGTCTAACTTTATCTCCTACATCATCAAAAACAGTATTATAAGTATTACCTAAATCATCTGTTTTAGTCATTAATGTTCTTGCACTTGCAGCTGATTCAGCTATTTCTCCTAACATATATTGTTTAGCTGCTGTAGTTGCATCTCTTTGAGACATTCCTTGTTCTTGTATAAAATAACGTATTAAATTAAAAAATTGATCAGAGTTTCTTTTATATAATATTTTATCTTCAGGTGCTAGTTTAGCAACATCATCAGGTGTTGTTACTGTCCATGGCATAGGTCCTCTATCACCCATAGAAAAAGGTTTACCTGATAAAGATCTTTCTCCTTCAATAGCTCGTACAGTCATAGGTGAAACACCCATACGTTCTGCATCACCAGCTTGTGATCTAGCAAAAACTTTTTCATCTAAACCTTCTAATACATCTCCTGCTACTTTCATTTCTAAAGGTCCAACATCCATTGGCATATCACCTTCAAGAGGCATATTTTTTTCTTGTCCTTTAATAGTTCCTACTCTTGGAGGGCGTCCTAATATTTCTTGTGTTTCTTTTGTTCCTCTAAATCTTTCAGGTGGTCCATATCTTTTAATACCTGGAATAGCTTGTCCCTCAGTTTCTGGTTGTAAAAGAACTTCTTTTGGTCTATATGATATACCAGTTGTAGATTGTCTAGGTCCTAAAGGTATACCATCAACAGTAGGTATTGTTTCACTTGTTGCAAATTGTCCTTTTATAAATTTATCTGGAGGATTTCCAGGTCTTGGATTTAATTCAACTGGTCCTAAATAACCACCTCCTAAAGGATCTCGCATAAGACCTCCTGCTGGCATAGTTTGTAGTGTTGAAGATTGATATTTTTTAGCTCCAGGAAATTTCATATATCCTGTTGGTGGCATTCCTGCAATAAATTCTTCTGTCATTCTATCACTATGATTTTCTACATATTTTTTAACTAAATGTTCTTTTGAAAAATTTTTTAAAATTTCAGGATTTTTTTTAACATACTCATTTACTTTTAATGTTGCTCTAGCTACTAATTGTTCTTCAGTAGGCAAAGCTACATTTTCCATACTTGCAGCAATTTTACCTTCTTTTAAAGGTCTTAATGAAGGTTGTCTCGCTAAATCTCCTTCTGATATATCCATGTAGTTTGGTTCACCACCATATAAATCTACACCTTTTTTAAACTCATCTTGTTGTCTTCCTCTAATATTTTTTTCTAATAATAAACGAAGTGGATTTAAAATTGTTTCGTCTTGACTAAGTTCAGGATCATCAGCAATTCTTGCCATACCTTCTTCTATTTCTTCTAAAGTTTCTGGAAGAGCTGCACGAACTTTACGTTTAGCTGTTGGTGGTCCTTGAACATCTAACATTTCTCTATATAATTTGTTAGCTTCTGCTCCTGTTATATCTTTTTCTGCGACTGGATCTAATATTCCTTCTACTAAAGTATTTAACTTCTCAGCATTTTTTACATTTTTCTTAGCCACTTTTGTTTTATCAGAAGATTTATTTAAATCTGCTAATAATTTTTTAGCTAATTTTGCTAAAGCTTTAGTTGATTGAGCTCCTAGACGAGAAACATTAGCCATTAGTAATCAATTTTCTCTGCAATGTTTGGTACATCATTAGTAGATGTTGAAAAAGATTCTCCTTGAGGATACTCAAAATCACATACAGTATCATGTGGAGTACCTACAACAGATGGTCCTTTACGTGCTACACCAAAACCTTGTCCTGTAGGTTTACCTGTAACTTCTTCAAGATTAGCAGGATACTGTAATAATGTATATGGTCCAGGAATTGGATCGCTTTGATTATATTCTTTTTTAGCCATTTAATTTTTCCTTTTCTTTTTTAATTTCTTTATAAGTTTTTTAAATTTTTTAACAGTTTTTAATTTAGGAGTTAGTTGTTTATTTATATTAGAACGACTTATTGTCATTACTTCATTGCCTTACCATAACCTCTGGAAGCTATACCTACACCTCTAGGTTTTTTCTTTTTAGCTTTTTTCTTTTTAGCTATACCACCTTTATTTCTTTCTAATATATCACTATATATTCCAGGAGAATCAGCTTCTTCTCTAATTTCTTTAGCTTTTTGAGAAAGTCTGTTTACTCCTGTTCTTTTAAATAATGTAGCACCTTTAGCTGTTTCAGATGCTGATTGAAATTTAGAATTTAATTTATTCATTAATTGTTTATATTTTTTTTCATTACCTGCACTAGCAGCTTTTTTTATATCTTTATACATTCCTTCTACATCTGCTGCTAATTCCATATCAGATGATTTTAATACTTTTATTTTATTTTGAAATGTTTTTTCTTTATGAGCTTTTAAAGCATCTTCAGCTTCTCCAATTGTTTTAGATCTATTTGCAATTTTTTGTTTATCAATTGTATTCATTATTAGTTACTCCCTTTTTGTAATGGATTCGGTGAACCAACAGGACTGTTAGCTGATTCCATATCGTCTTGTCTAGTTCTTCTTGCTTGATTACGTAATCCTTCAACAGCATTTACATAATCTCCTTGCCATGCTTGAACTGTTTCCCAGTTTTTAGCATACCTTGTTGCTTCAATCATACAAGCATAAAAGAGAGCATTATAACAAAACTCACTATAATAATTAGCTGTTGTAACACTTGTTCCTGTAGCACTTGCTAAAGCTAATGGTCTACGAACATACGCAATTTCTCCTGACAAAGCAGAAGTTGGAGTTGGTACAACATATATAGAAGAGTTATCTTTTCTTGAATAATATTTTGGTCTGCCTACTGAAGTAGGAATACTCCAATAGTCTAAGGCAAACTCATAAGGTCTTTGTAATAGAGGAATAATCCCATCTCTTTCACCAAGTAAACTAGCACTTGTTGTAAAGTTTACATTACGTACTATTCTTGTTTTAGCTGGTAAAGATACAACAGGACTAGATGCAGTAAAAGTAAATGATGCATAATTATTTAAACCTGCATCATCTAAATCTTTTGTTAAACGTATTTCTGCTTTATCGACAAAGTAAGGAATTTGATCGGCAAACTCTGTCGAATCATTTTCCATTGTATTTATAATGTCAGCTTTTAAGAAAGAATAAGTAGCCATCTACTTATCCTAATATTAAAGTTACTGAACTGCCGTTTGAAGGTGCCGAGACTGAAACAGTACCTTTAAACCTAATACCATCATCTCCTATATAAATATCTGCTGTTCCACTTGCAGGAACTTGAAATTTTATTTTATCTTCTGATGTACTTTTTTGTGTTATAGCAAAGGTTCCTGTTGTTGTAACAGCTGCAGCATGTATTGCTACAACTCTACTAAAATCAGTTGAACTTACTGTAACAATAACACCATTGGTTGCACCACTAAAAAATTTACTTGAATAATTATTAGCCATCTTTGTTCCTTATATAAAATATATAGGGGATAGTATTACACCATCCCCTACATATATATTAGTTACCCTGCACTACCATAGTAACCACGCCAATCAGAAACACCGAAAGAATATCTTTCACGTGCTTTAAAGCGTAAGTTACCTGTGTCGAAATCAGGTTCCATTTTTGTTTGTAATGGTGTTCTTGTAAACATTTTTGCACCATTAGGAACATCAGTTTTTACAAACCATGCATCAGTATCTGTAAAACGTCTATTGACATAGAATCCTTGAGGAACCATGCCCATGTGTCTTACTGGATTGATGTCATTCTGTGCAAAGTGATCTCCAGTACCTAAGATACCTTTTGTAGTACCTGGTGTATTTAAGATCACATCAGCAATATGCCATGAATCCACAGGGATATGTAATGATAATGCACTTGCACCAATCAAAATACCTCTGTCATCTTTAGTCTTCTGTATAGAAGTTAAAGCTGTTTCTAATGTAGTTTGTGCTAAGTCTGCTGCACCAAGTAAATTACTTTGATTTCCATCACCAATAGTTGGGTGAGCATTAGAAATAAATGATACTCCATCTCCGTAAGTTACTCCACCAGCTGCAAATGCTTTATTAAAAATATCTGCTGCTTTTACTTGTTTAGTTGTTGCCATAGCTCTTGCTAAACCTTTTGCACGTAACTTAGCGAAAGTATCATAAAGATTATCTTCCATTGCTTCTTCAGTTACTGCGAAAGCTAAAGCGATAGTTTCGGCTGTATACCTTGCAGTATAACTTTCGGATGCAGTATCATAAACTACTGCTGCTCCTTCACCTTTAACAGGTGCTTCGCCAAAACCTGTGAAGAGTACTTCTTCTTCAAAAGCTCTGTCTGAGTTCTCTACATCAAATAAAGACTCATGTTCATTATTTACTTGTCCATACTCCAATCCAAAGATTGCATTCAATCCAGGAAGGAGCTCTTTGCTTATACTAGCTCTATTTATAGCCATTCAATTATTCCTTTCCTGATTAACTAGCTGAAACAGTAGTTGTTGTAAAATTATCGAAATGAGTATTGATACGTACTTCATACCAAGGATATGCGTCTGTGATACCTGCTGATGTGCTAGTACCTGTATCCCAAGGTGCTCTACGTATAACTCTTAAATTACTTACTGCTTGAGTATTTCCATCTCCATCCATAACATAACCACTTTGTCCTGTTTTTGCAGAACCAGTACCTACAACCCAAGGTGCATTATATATACCAACACCTATTGGATTAGCAGAAGTAGTTACTCCTGTATTAGATTGAATAAAGTATGTTTGATTTGGATCACTTGCAATATGCACGTGAACATCTGTAGCTGTGGTTCCTCCTGTCCAAGATCTACTGAACTTTTGTTCTCCACTAGCATTTACGAAACTACATCCCTGAAATACACCTGCTGCTCTTTCATCAGCATCTGCAGTATTAGGTTGAACTGAACCTAATGTACCTATAAAAACAGGATCACCTGTAAACATATCACTAGGCATTAATGCTGAAGCCACTTTAGGACTTGCGTGAACGAGATCAATAGTACGTATACCAGTAGAGTTAGAACCATCACCATTTTTCTTAGCGAGGACTAATCCTCGTGGGGCATTATTTGATGCCATATTCTTTCTCCTTAATTATAAAGAAAGACTCTATTCTTGAAAAGAAGGAGTTCTTCCTTTGATTACTGTTGACTTACTGTTATTAGAGATAGGCATTCTCGAATTGTTCTTTGACATAAGCTGTGAATTAACAGCATCCATGAGTTCAGAACTTTTATTTTGATAATGCTTTCTCTTAGCGTTAAGCCTGCCTGTAGGTATTTTACCTAAAGCTACATCTCCACGACAGACAACTCCAGCATAACGCCCTTCCTTCCTCACGATAGAAGTAGCACCCATTTCAGGAACTTCATCAGGAGAAACAAACTCCCACCCTCTTTGCATACTTTTACCAATACTTTGATAATCTTCTTGACCTTGTGAGTCAATTCTTAACCATCTTAAAGACATTCCTTGATTAGCAAATCTTTCTTCTACTTCTTTAGGAATATCTGTAGTACTAGGTTCTTCAAAGGTGTATTCAGTTTCTTCTCTAGTATTTAATTCTCTTTCTTCAGATGTACGTGATGTATTACGTGTCATTTATTTCCCTCCACGTTGCATATTAACAGTAGTGTACTCACCTTCAGCTTTTTCAGCTTTCATTTTTTCTTGAGCATACTTATCAAGTGGTATATTCCATTTATTAGCTAAACTTAAATCATGTTGACTTAACTTAACTTTTTTAGAATTTGAAGCAGAACGTGATGCTCCAGCTACTACTTGAGCAGGTTGTGACGTTGATTCCTGCTGACGATTTATTTGAGGTTCCCCATTAAATTTTTGTGGGAAATTTTCTCGCATTCTTTTATCAACTTCTTGATAATACTCTACTTCATCAGTATTATAACCTTCTTCTTTTAATGCTGCATCTATTGCTAAAGCTCCTGCAGTCATTATATTATCTGTACCAAACCATGAATTTTTAGTTGCCCAATCAGTTGCTAAAGGATCTGCAGCTGGTGCTTGTGGTTGTGGTGGTTGTTGATACTGTTGTTGTATAGGCTGTTTTGGTTCTTGTTGAACTTTTCTTTCAAAGTGTTTTTTTGTTGCATTTACATTTTTTAAATCTGTTTGTGCATCATTTAACATTTCTTGTGAATGTAATAATTTTTCTTTATCACCACTTTCAAAAGCATCTGTATATGCTGTACGAGCCAAATTTAATTTATCTTGAAGTTGTTTTTCTGTAACATCAAGATTCTTTTTACTTACTTCATCAAAAGTTTCTTGAGATTTATGTACAGTTGTTTTTAATTGTTCGTTTTGTTGCATGAGTTGTTGAATTTGCTCATCTCTTTCTTTTCGTTGTTTTACTAACTGACGGATTC